GATCGCCGAGGACGTCGACGCGGTCGGCAAGAAGGCCGAAGCGACTCCGGCGGAACCAAAGCGGAGCGAGGACGCCCCGCCGCGGCCTGGCCTCGAGTCGAACGAAGTCGCCGCGCAGGAGCAGAAGCCCAAGAAGAAGGCCCCCCACAAGGGCCGCAAGAAGTAGCGCCCGGCTCCCCCGGGTGTTGAGCGCGCATGACCTACGCCACGAAGCAGGACCTGATCGACCGCTTCGGCGAAACGGAGCTCGCGCAGCTCACCGACCGCGCGAGCGGCGCCGCGATCGTCGATGCGGTGCTCGACAGGGCGCTCGCCGATGCGGACGCGGAGATCAACAGCTACATCTCGGTCAACCACGTCCTGCCGTTGTCGCCCGTGCCCGCGAACCTGGTGCGCGTCGCCGGCGACGTGGCGCGCTATTACCTCTACGAGGACCGGGTGACCGAGCAGGTCAAGGCGCGCTACGACGACGCGATCGCGTTCCTGAAGAACGTCGCCGCGGGCAAGGCGAGCCTCGGGGTGGATACGGCGGGAGCTGCGCCGGCGCCGGCGCAGACCGTGCAGTTTCCCCCGAGCCAGAAGGTGTTCGCGCGTGAAGACATCTGATGGCCGTCGAGCTGTTCGACCCGCAGCTCGTGATCGCGCGCCTCGCGGCGCAATTGCCGCCGCCGGCGCTCAAGCAGAGGGGCGGCGCGGCCGATTTCGCCGCGGTGAAGCCCGAGGCGCGGATCCTGCCCGCGGCGTTCGTGCTCGAGCTCGCCAACCGCGCCTCGCGCAATTCGCTCGCGACGCTCGCCGTGTCGCAGCAGAACGAGATCCGCTTCGGCGTGGTGCTCGCGGTGCAGAACCTGCGCGATCCGCGCGGGGAGAAGGCGCACGCCGACATGCGCACGCTGCGGCAATCGGTCATGACGGCGCTGCTCGGCTGGCAGCCGGATCCGGACTACGACGTGGTCGAGTACGGCGGCGGGCGGCTGCTGCAGCTCGACAACCTGGTGCTGTGGTGGCAGGACGACTACATCACCTCGATTCTCGAACGGAGCATCTGAGATGAGCGAGAGACAGGACGAGTTCCACGGCCAGGGCGGCGCCTACGTCGTCAGGAGCGGCAAGCGAGTACGCGTGGAGGAGCCGACCAAAGACCATCCCGAGGGCAACCGCCCGCGCGACAAGGACGGCAAGCCGCTCGATGCCGCGGCGGTGGAGCCCGCGGCGGCAGCCGCCGCGAGCGAGCCGCCGCGCGGCGGCAAAGCGCGCGATCGATAAGGAGCCGCAATGCTGAAGTTCAAGCGCAAGGTCCTGCTCGCGAAGATCGAGGGCACCTACGCCGTCGATTCGGTCCCGGTTGCGGCCACCGACGCGGTGCTCGTCCGCAACCTGCGCGTGCGTCCGCTGCGCCTGGGCTACGAGCGGCGCGAGCTCGCGAAGACCTTCTACGCGAACGAAGGCGACATCGTCACCGGCCAGTGGAGCGAGATCGAGTTCGACCTCGAGATCGCCGGCGCCGGCACCGCCGTGGATACGGTGGCGAAATACGGGCCGCTCCTGCGCGGCTGCGGGATCGCGCAGACGGTGAACGCCGCCGTGAGCGTGCAGTACGATCCGGTCTCCTCAGGCGAGGAATCGCTCTCGATCTATTTCCAGATCGACGGGCGCCAGCACAAGCTCCTCGGCTGCCGCGGCAGCCGCTTCGGCTTCACCATCCGCGCGGGCGCGGTCCCGTACTATCACTTCAGCTTCATCGGGCTGCACGTGCAGCCGACCGATGCGGCGCTCACGCCGGGAACTTTCACCGGCTTCCAGAAGCCGCTCTCGGTCAACAACGCGAACACGACGCCGTTCACCCTGCACACCTTCGCCGGCAAGCTGCGCGAGTTCACCTTCGACGCGGGGCTGCAGACCGCCTACCGCAACCTGGTCGGCTCGGAATCCGTGGTCATCACCGGGCGCACGCCCACCGGGAGCATCACGCTCGAGTCGGAGCTGGTGGCGACCAAAGACTGGTGGACGATCGTCAAGGCGATGACCGCCGGCGCGCTGACCCTCACGCACGGCACGGTCGCGGCGAACAAGGTCAAGTTCGACGCCCCGAACGCGCAGCTCACCGAGCCGGACGACTCGGGCGAGGAGGACGGCGTGTCCATGCTCACGATGGGGCTGAATTTCATCCCCGGAGCGGGCGGCAACGACGAGTTCCGCATCACGACGCTGTAAATATGCGGTGAGCCGGCGCGAGCCGGCTCACCCGATTTCCGCGGATGGTTTTCCCCAGGCCGGGCCGACCGCGGTTAAAGCTAAGAAAAGCAAACCCGGCCGGGGGCTTCGCGTCGGGCAAGCCTTAGCTTCCCGGCGCTTTTTTGTGGAGTCGACGATGTTCAGAATCATGCAGCTGCCGACCATCGATTGGCCGGTCGAGGTGAATGTCCCGCAGAGCGGCGGCGGCGTGCAGAAACACAAGTTCACCGCGCGCTTCGAGATCGTGCCTACGCAGGAGTACGAGGCGCTGGTCGGCGAGGGTGAAGGCGTCTCGGCGGCGCTCGATCGGGTCCTGGTCGGCTGGGGCACCGACGTGAAAGGCGAGACCGGCGACGAGCCCCTCGAATTCAACCCGGAGAACAAGGCGCAGATGCTGCGCACGCCCTACGCACGAGTGGGGCTGCTGCGGGCTTATATCCAGGCGGCTGCCGGACAGGAAGCCCGCAGAAAAAACTGATCGCCGCCGCGCAACACTGGGCGCACAGGGTCAAAGCGAAGCGCGGCGGCGGCAACGATGAGGCGGCGGATGATCTCAGGGACTTGGGAGCGACCGAAGACGAGGTCGAGGAGATCCTCGGAGATGGACGCGAGGACGAGGCGTTCGGGGTCTGGCCCGAGAACGCGCGCGCCGTCGAGATCTTCCTCGCCGTGCGCCGCTGCTGGCGTTCCGCGCCGCTCGGCGGCGTGGTCGGTTACGACTACCCGAACCTGGAGTCCCGGCTGCGCATGATGAAGGTCCGGAACATTCCTGAAATGGTGGACCTCCTCGAGCCGATGCTCGATGCGGCCCTGGAGATCCTGGCGGTGAAAGATGAGTGACGTCGTCCTGGGCATCCGCATTTCCGCCGACGGCAAGGGCGTCGTTGACGAGGTCGGCAAGACCGAGGGCGCGATCAACAGGTTGCGCGAATCGGCCAACGACTACAACGACGAGATCGGCAAGACCGTGAGGCAGGGTCGCGAGCACGCCCAGGTCATGAGCGCGGCCGCGAACGACGCCCGCGCGGTCGGCGCGGGCTACGGCCTGGCGGCCGTCGGCGTCATCGCCTTCGCCGTCGCGATGGCGGCCGGCATGGCGCACTACGAGCGCACCGCGCGCGCGCTGAACGAGATCGAGGTCCGGCTCGCTGCGACCGGCCGCCAGGCGATGCTGACGAGGGGCGAGCTCGCCGGAGTGGTCCGCGATCTGGGCACAGACACGGTCGCCGCGCTCGCTTCGATCCCCCGGATCGGCGCGCCACTCTTCAGGGATCTGACCGGGATCGTCAAGGATTTCGCCGCGGCGACCGGCAAGACGTTGCCGGAAGCCATGCGCGATCTGGGCAAATCGTTCCAGGACCCCGTTAAAGGCGCCCAGGCGCTCGACCAGCAGCTCGCCTTGCTCAATGCCAACGAGATGCTCCTGATCGAGAGCCTCGCGCGCCAGGGCCGCGTGCTCGAGGCGCAGGACGTGCTCTTCAGCGTCTTGCACGGGCGCATCAAGGGGCTGCACGAGCAGGGCCTCACGCCGCTGCAGCGCGCGACCGACGACCTGTCGAATGCATGGGGCCAATTGTGGAGGCAATTCGCCGAAAGCGGTCCGGTCGAGATCGCTCTGGCCGGTCTTTCGAGCTTGATCGACAAGGCTGCGCTGGCCGTGGGTGCAGTAGCCGCAATCAGGCCGGAGACGCTTCTCCCGGGCATCGGTCCGGTGCTCGCTCGGGGACCCGCGGGCTCACCCGGCGGACGCAGCATCGAGGAGCAGCTCGCCGAGCAGGACCGCGCGATCGCGGCCGGCATAGACGCGCAGGTCGCCGCCGCCGTCAACTTGGCTGGAGCCTATCAGGGGGTCAACGATCAGCTGAGGACGTTGCGCGAGAACGAGCAGAAGCTGAGGATGGCGCGAGGGCTCGCCGGCGGCGAAGCCGACGAGCGCATCGGTCGCGGCCTCGATGCCATCGCGCTCGCGCGCGCACGGATCACCGGCACCGATCCGGCGAGCGTCCAGGCGCGCGAGGAGCAGACAGCCTTCGAGCGCGCTATGGAGGAAAACCGCCAGAACGCTCTCTTCGGCGCGACCGAGCAGAATCTTCGCCGCGGCGCCCAGCAGGCGCGGCTCGGGACGATCGCCGATCCGGCCGCGCGCGCTCGCGCCCAGCTCGAGCTGGAACAGCAGCTCATCGACGAGTCGATCTCCCAAGCCCAGATCGGCGAGGACAAGAAGCAGGCCCTCTACGAGAAATCCGCCGAGTTCTATCTCGCCAGGCAGCAGGCGCTCAACGAGCAGCTCAAGCCCGAGTACCAGAAGATGCTCGAGGCCTGGTCGGACACCAACCGCGCGATGCGCGACAGCTGGGACCGCATGGCGACGGGGATGCTGCGCACGGGCGAGGACATTTTCGTGCGGTTCGCGCAGACGGGGAAGCTGCAGATCACGGATCTCGCCAATTTCATCCAGGCCGAGATGGCGCGCGCGCTGTATCGCAGCGCGGCGTCGAGCGTGTTTGGATTTTTCGGCTTCGGGGGCGGGGGCGGCAGATCGACCGGGGCTTCGGAGGATTTT